ATATCAGAACACACAGTTAAAACAATTCGCAATCCTATCAAATATCTTTCGATGGATGAAACAAACGAGGATGGCGATAATATTATGCAAATAGCTGGGGATTTTCAAACAGATGAACAGCTGTTTACAAATATCGATAAGGAATTAGTTAAAAAACTGATGCGAGTTTTAAACGAACGTGAACGCGAAATAATACACTACAGATATTTTGACATCTTTGAACACAAACGCCAAACAATATGCTTAAAGTACAAAATTAGCCACGAAGCTGTTAGGCAGATTGAAGTGGCAGCACTAAATAAAATGCGAAAATATTATGCACGGATCACAAATTAAAGAATTAATACTTTCATCTAACCCCGACTTAACTTTGTTGGGGTTAATTCTTAATGATAAGATGAATGAATTTCCAAATGTTAGAAAGTTCTTTAGAAAATATAAACGTATTCAATTTTGGCATTTTAACCGGGCGCAATCTGTACACGTTTCGATGTTTAGATATTATGCTTTAGCTGCTGTGCTAAACAATGAACTTAAAACTAATAAATGTTATTTTTGGTTGGATTATTCAGATGTATCGCCAACACCTTGGAAAGCTTGGCAGCAGCGTATTTTGTTCGGGGTTAAGCCTTCAAAGCATTTAACCTCTAGATACTTCGGCAAATGGGTTGCACATCCTTATACTGCTATGTTTATACGTTAGACCACCTCGTTGGCTTCAACGTTATGCTGGGATCAACAAAACGTTAGTACATTTTGCCATTTGCTAAAAACTTATCTGCCCAAACGTTAACCTGCTCAACATAGAAATCGCCGTTATCAGTTACGTTAACCAATGCAAAACCATTAGCCCATAGCTGGCGTTGGAATCTTGGCATATAGTTAAAACCTTTGCTTTTAATGTCATACAATCCGCCAATGTTAAACGCGGCCCGATTACCTTGGTGGAAACATTGCACACGATGTGTATGACCAAACATAACGCTATGTTGCGTCTTATCTAAGTGAGCCTTAGCTGCATGTATTGATGTATAAACGCCGTGCACTATGTCAAGATGTTTGCCTAATGTGAAATAATCTGACTGCCAATCTGTTTTTGTTATCCATCCGCGCTCGTGAAGATATAAGGCTTCTACCGGGTTAATCAATGCACCGCCATATTTTGCGTTATCCTTTTCCTTAATGTGCCTAAAGTATCGGTCTTCATGGTTTCCAAATAGAAATAATTTCTTTGCACCTTTGAACGCGCTGTTTATTTCATCAATACCCTGCAAGCCATCAATGTATTCATCTTGCAAAGTTATGTTAGATAAGTTAGCTAATGATTCATTGTTGTAGCTGCCTAAAGTGTATAAGTCAAGATAATCTCCTGCTATTACAATGCCGTAAAGCGATGAACCCATGTCATTGATTAGCTGCAATAACTTATTCCAAAGTGTCTGATTGTGAAACGGCCTATGCACATCTGAAATAACTATCCAGCGTTGTAGGCTTTTGTCTTGAGATCGTTTAGCGTTTATGATTCGTTTCCAATTTTCAACATCGGCATCTGAATGTACTTTTATTTTTGGGCGGTAAATCATAACTTTGTGGATTATAGTTTAATGTCTTTACAAAATGTATTTAACAAATATCTAAGGTTGTCAAGTAAGTCGGCTTGTCGCTCTTCGCCTTTGCCCTTAATTATGCGCCTGCTGTTATCAGATTTGATTCTAAGACAATCCATACGTAAACCCGGGCATTTATCCTCATAGATTTGAAAGTCAGGGCACATGCTGATAATAGTATTTGTTTGAACGTAACTTTCAGCGTGAAGGGGATTCGCCTTTGGCACCACAAAAAAACGCGCTGGCAATTGCAGTTCTTCCTGTATTATTTCATAGTAGGTTTTTGAAACGCGCTGTCTTCCATCACTACGATCGCCCGATGCATCACCCGTAATTAAGAATGGTATTGTACACGGAAATTCTGTATTTTCCCATCGGCCAATTTTCTTACCAGTTTCTGTGAACACCCATTCACGTACAGCTTGGCAAGTGTCATAAATGGATGCTTCGCCGCGTTCTTCACTACCTATTTTAAACTCTTTTATAATGTGAACGCCGTACTTATAGCGTGACTTAGCACTAACATCCGCAGGTAGTATTGTTTTTTTCATCACTGCGGCCGTCATCGGTATCTTATTAAAGTCAAAGCTAATATATATCTGTTCGCCTTCAAGATTCGTTTTCTTTGAAGGCTGAAATACTTTTTGCTGTATGCTTTTGTCCTTAAGCACATAAACCCAAGCTTCACCAGAATAATCAACAAATACAGATTTGTATTCTTGTTCAAATGTTAGCCTATCTAAGTCACGTGATGCATCTGCTACTTCATCAGGATCAATTGCCGGGTTGTCTGTTGTTTCCATTCGGAATGTTATCCAACTATCTGAGCCGTTTTCGCTTTGAGGTAGGTCAATATCCCCGTAACAATTACGCTCGACATTTCCAGCTATGGCACCATTGCGGCATAGTTCATACCAGTAGTTATCTTTACCTGCTGCCGTACCAATGAAAAACGCTTCACCTTTGTAGTCAGTTAGCGTTGGGCGTGAAACTGTTTTCCAATGGTATTCTAATATATGTGATGGTATCTTTTGCGTTTCTTCATAAATTACCCGGTGATACTTTCGACCGCGCCCTTTGTCTTTTCGCCCTTCATCGCCAATAGACCAAACTTCTAAAACACCGCCGTTTAAAAACTGCATTATCTTTGAGGTTTCATCTTTGTGCTTAATGATTCCGCCATCAGATATAGTTTTATAAGTATCAACTATCTTATTCCAGCTTTGCGCAAAATCTTTAAAGTCATCGACAAAAATACCAACAAACTTACCTTCAAATACTGCAGGTGATATTAGCGGCAATGCAACCGATGTTATCAATTCAGTTTTGCCGAAACGCCTAGCGCAAACAATACAGTTAAACCTTCGCTTATTATCTAAGATTCGCTGTTGACCTAAATGCGGCCTATAAAGCTGTATGTTTATGTTACGCGGCACTATTTGCTATCAGGTGGATATTGAATGTTAATGTTTATGTTTTTGTCGTCTTGCGCTTCGCCCTTCGGTTCTACGATGCCATAGTTATAACCTAACAATAGCTTAGTAATTGCAGGATTTGATTTGCCATCTAAACCTCTAACTACTTTGTCAGTCAGTATTTTATGTTTTGCGCGCGCAATAATTACCGAAAAACCATCTTTCGTTTGATAGTTTAAAAGCGTGTCTGCATCGCAATCTAAGAAATCTGCTAAACCATAAACCGTGTAAGGTATCGGATCTGGTAAATCAATAATTTCAAAATAGTCGCGAGTTTTTACAACTTCTTTTTTTGTACGTTTTTTACAAAATTCAAAATAGTTTTCTATTTGTTGTTCTAATTCTTTAGCTGAACCGAACTTTAAAGGTCGTGCCATTATTATTTATTTTCGTTTTAAGCAACTTTTTTTTATAATTGGTGTCTATATATCACTTTACTATAAAAATGCTTTAAAATGCCATTTAAATTCGTTTTAAGCCTATTTCTATATTAAAGTTTATTTATTATTTTCTATTATTTATTATTTATATTATTATTGTTAACACTTGTTACACTTACTGTAACATATAAGTAATTGATTATCATACTATGTTACAATGTTACACATGTTACGCTAATTATTACATATATGTGCGTGTTTTAAATATTGATTCACACATGTATGTATGTGTGTATATGCGAAGTGTTTTGGTGTAACATCTGTTAACACGTAACATCCTATGATTTTCAACGTTTTATGTGTTACACTTGCTGTAACATCTGTTAACATTTCAAATAAAAAAACCGCTGCACTTAGTAGAACAGCGGTTTAGCGGTAAGCCGCTGATATGCAAAGGTAGAATTAAATGTTGATAGTTTCAAGTAAAAGTTAAAAAAGCGTTGATTTGTTTTGTAATTTGTTCAATGTCTCTAATAAGTTCGCCTTCCTCTCCTTCAGTTTTTTGCAATTCAGATTTAACTTGTCTAAGTGAATCAAAGTAGGATAATCCGATGTTATGTTTGTTTCGCATTGGATATAATTCATTGAATAATTGTCGTGACTTTTCTTTAAGTATGTATAATAATTTTTCATTTTCTCCAATTCCATCTCTGTTTGAATTTTCGATTTGTTCTTGGAATCCTTTAATAACTTGTTTATTTGTTTCTGTTTCAATTTTTCTATTATTAACAAATATAAATCTTTGTGGAGCATGTGTATAAACTTTAAAAATTATGTAATCTGATTGGTATAAATCTCTAAATTTATTATATTTTATATCATTTGTGTGCACTACTTCAATACCGCATAAAAAATTATTATCATCATCAAAGTATGCAACATCAACTATTCTATTATTTTCAAGTTGATATTCATCTTTTGCATATTTAGCTGTAATTTTTTCATCTATATCCTTACAATAAAATTCTAATGAATTACACAAAAATGCTTTTAAATTTAAATGCTCTGGTGATTCGCCAACTAATACACCATTTGATTTAGTTCTAAAATGTTTTTGTCTTTCGCCATTTATGACAGGTATCATTTGTAACTCTTGCAAAGATTCAGATAGTAAATAATAATATTCATATCTATTGTTTAAATGAACATCATTTATTGATACATAAACATTATCTTTATTTTTAGCATAAGCATATTTTACTTCTTGCATAACATATTTTTTAAAAAAGAAAGCCCCAAAATCAATAGGGCAACCACGACCTATATCATTCAGGGCTTAAAATATCTTTTAGTTCTTTGTGTGGTTGCAGAACGTATGCAAATATAACACTTATTTTTCTAATTCTGTATTAAAATCCGATTTTCTTAGCAAATCAGTATAATTCATAGTGCTTTTGCGTGCAACATCGCGGCCAAATATTTTACCGAACTTTTCAGCGGCATCTTTAACGGCATAAGTCTCAGCAGCAGGTGCAGCTTTTTGAACGCCATCGGTTTTAACTGCATTCCAATCGGTTGCGCCTGCGCCTTTATCAGTTTGTACAGGTGCGGCACCTATGCCATCTTGCCATTCTGTTTCGCCTGTAATCGGGTTAATTACATGCAGGCGAATAGTTACAACAACTGAGTTCGCTACTATCTGTGTGTTGCGAATTTCAACCCACCAACGCGGATATATTTTAGTTAGTAAGAATTCTATTTTTTCAATAGGAATGTATCGATAGCCGCGAATCATTGGATGTTCTGTTAACCACTTAGCTGGTGGATCTTGATTTAGCAATACAGTTAGCGCATTTTGTTTTAGACTGTCTACGCTGTCAGTCATTAACTCTTGAAGAGTTGGAAGTTTTGTTAGTTGTGTCATAATGTTGTTAAATTTATTTAGCCCACGTAGGCAATGAAATAATATGTATTTTCTTATCTTCAGTATAGCCGTGCCAGTTACCGGTATCTAAGCATTTTTGTAAAGTTTGAATATCTTTTTTGTATTCTTGGCGGCCGCGTTCGATAGCTTCGGGGTCAAGTTCATAAAGTTCTACGTTAAATGGCTTTTCTTTGTCAACAGCAAT